CCTGAGTTCTCGTCATTTCAAATGGCGGTAAAGGTATCTCGTCGTAAAACGTCTGAACGTTTTCGAGATTCGGTCGAGGAGAGATTTTCCCGTTTTGTGGGTGAGTTGGAGACGCTGTATGGCGTCGTCCTTCCCATCCCTACGGATGTCTCTTCGGCCTCCCTTAAGTCTTTTTGTTCGCAATTGCTTGAGGGGGGTTGTCATCCATGGCGGCCTTTGATTACTCGGTTGTCTTCGACTTCCAGGTTTTCATTGGCCTTCTCCTTGTTTCTCTTCCGGAAGGTTATTCCGAGCGAGAAGCCCCAGGAGGCTGCTTATGTTGAGCGGATGTGTGAACCCTCGGGTCTTCCTGACCCGGAGTTTCTCAAGTTTGCCTTGTCTATGACAGGTAAGCTTTTCCCAGTTGGCTGGGATCGGTCCTATCTTGATAAGTGCGTCTCAAGCACTCTTCCGACGTCTTCGTGTTACGAATCGGGTCGAAAGAGTGGAGGCTGTCGAGGGATTGAAGCTGATAAGCGTTGGTCGCGCGAGGACTTTTGTTCTTATGTGACTGAAGCTGTCGCTCCCTCGAAGCGTGGGGCCTCTCGAGTACAGGCTATTGAGACTGGTGGGAAGTGGCGGACCATTTCGATCCCTCCCAGGGTTGACAATGCTCTCCGTCCTCTCCACCAGAGCATGTACGATCGGTTGTCGTCGTTTGATTGGTTGTTGCGAGGTGATGCCAAAGCATCTCGGTTCAAGGATTTCCATCGCGTGGATGGTGAGATCTTTGTTAGTGGTGATTATGAATCCGCCACTGACAACTTGAATAGCTACTTACAGCTCGCAATCTTTCACAAGTTGCTTGGGAACGCCACACGGGTGCCTGATGGCATACGTTCCCACGCCCTTTCCATTTTCAGTTCTCATCTGGAATGTGAGGGGTTCACGGGCTTTCAGGCTCGTGGGCAACTTATGGGACAACTAACCTCTTTCCCCCTCCTCTGTCTGGTCAACTACCTGACGTTCAAGTTCAGCGTCCCTAGGGACGTGCCGGTTAAAATAAACGGCGACGACATCGTCTTCCGAGGTTCCCCCTCGGAGAGAGATGCGTGGTTTAAGAACGTCAAGAAGGGTGGCCTCACACTTTCGATGGGTAAAACACTCCAGGACTCACGGTTCATGTCTTTGAATTCGTGTGCTTTTAGAGCCCATCGGAACGGCGTTAAAGCCGTTCCTTTCCTGCGTGCCAGAGCAATCTGGTCGTCTAAGGAGAGGTTGTGTGAGAGGATCTCCTCGCTGAAGAGTCGGTTTGACTCTTACAGCCCTGGTTTCGGCTCAAGGAAGAGAGTAGCACTCGATGCTTTCTTTCTCAATGAGAACCAGGACGCCGTTCAGCGGTGTAGGCGATCCCTGACGAGAGGGATGGGGATGAGGGTCGGAAGGGAGTCTTTGCATCTGTCCAAGATGTGGTTTCGTGAGCTGTTCTACTTGGAGAAGTGGAGCGAGCCTGAGTTACCCACTTTTTCTTTCTCACAGATGAAGTGCAAAGATCTCCCCGTTGGGTGGAGCCGTGTGAGTCGGCACCGGATACCTGCTTCGGTAGCGTCCGGTTGGGAGCAAAGGTTGGCTTTCGAGCTGATCCGTAGTTCCTGGTCATCCGATGTTTTATCAGATTCTGTTGCGGAAGAGCGTTGGTGGTGCGATCACGACACGGGCGCTGATCGCTACGGGGTGGGTTTTTGTACATCCCGTAGAGCCAAGTTGCTGGGTCTCTCTCGTAGGGACCTGTGGAAGTTGGTTTACTTCCGGCGGAACGAGAGTGTTTTCGGACGCTGTCGTTTTACCCGCGGAGCATGTGTGCTTCGACCGCCTCTTGATCACAGAGAAAAAGTGATCGCTGAAGACGGATGGGGGTTGCGAGGTTTGTCTCTCCCGGTGCGGTTTATCCGGGGGGGCTGTGTTGGTCGTGCCATGTCGTCTTAGCGGTTCAGCGCCGCGGGCTTGGAGACATGAAGACCTTCGTTGCTGTGGGCATCACAGCATTGTCACGTCAAACTAGTGCCCCGAAACGAAGCGGTATGTTGGCTGACTTGCGGTACAGATGGGCTACCCCGAAAGGGTAGTCTGTAACTGGTTGAGGTGGGATCCCTCACTGCAAGTGGATGCTTCGGCAGAGCAGGAGTTCGTCTCCTGGGTTTTCATACAGGTTCAAAGTAGGGGCTTTCCGTCACTGACAACGATAGCCTCCTCCATCCAAAGCTGTAGCACAGCAGTTAAACGGCTGGCGCCGTCTCCCTCTGTACACGAGGAGTTAACCAGTATCTTGACTAAGAGTTCGATTCTCTTAATTCTGGTGGCC